TGAGAGTAATCATTCGCACCTTCCTTGTAGAGATATTCAAATGATGTTGGGTTATTGAAAGCATTATCAATGCTAGTAAATTTGAATTTAGTTAATGTCTCATAGAAAAAATATCCAGCACTTCCGGCAGTCTTACTATTGCTTACAATAGGTATACTTTTGGCACACAAATCAGCGATCGCATGGAATGGTCTCCTATAATTACCCATAAAATCATAAGAATTAGAAGTCTCCTCAATCTCTAAGCGGTCTTGAGGTATCTCTAGAGTTTCTGTTAGGATTTTTTTAACACTACCATTAACTTTACCCTTATATTTTCGGAAGATGCGGGTAACTTGATTATCAACAAAGGGTTTAGATTCGCACTGTAGAGTAAATGCTTCTTTCTTTGCTGTAGTAATTACATTTTTAATATTTGAAATAATTAGTGGATAGTTTTCATCAAATTTGATTACTTCACCCTTTGGTAAACTGGAATGTGTAATAGTCATAAAAACACTCATACCAGAGCGTATTAGAGACAACCTACCATCAGCTTCTGTTATATCAATTTCCCAGTGAAAAGATGAGTCGCCAACATCCTCATAATAAAGAATTGCACCACTCTGCAAGCGAAGATCAATAGGTTCTCCCTCTTTGGGAACAACCAGCAACTCTGTGATCTGATGTCCGGATGCGAATAGTGCCATTAACCCGTTGCTTCTCTAAGGAGATCAATTGTATTTACCGCAGATAACATCTCGTTATTGGGGATGCTTACTGGGACAACAGAAGGTGATCCTCCCATTGGTGGTGGAGCGATCTGTTGTCTCCTTTCTTCACCAATAGGAATCATAGCAATAGTATTACTACCACTAGACCCAGTAGAAGATTGTGGTCCCATCGGACGGGGTGGAGGGTTTATTTTATTAAATTGTTGACCTATGTTTTGACGATCCAGAAATTTTTGAAGTTTTTTAGGAATTTCCAGACCTCTTTGTTTGAATACTCTCTCAAATGCTCTCATTTCATTTATAGCACTTTGTCCATATCCCCCTGGATCCCTAACAAGTCTATCTCCCTTAGTCTTCAATAAACGTCTAAGTAAAGATTCGGGCAGGTTTTGCATTTCTCTGACATTCTTAGCAATCTCTTGAGCATTCAAATTCCCTCTAAGTTTATTTTGGTTTTGTGTCAACCTACGACTTTGAGCCTCAGCTGCTCGCTGAGTGTTTACCGTAGGTCTGGTCCCAGGTCCGAATACTTTTGTAGGTTTGGTTGGTGCTCCTGGTGTCAATGGTTGTGGTCTAACAAGACCGCCAGTCGTGCTCTTAGGCAAGTTTTTTCCCAATCTAAAAAGTCTTGAAAGAGCTGGCAGGGCACCACTCAAACCAATTGGATCACCAGGTTCTGCCACCATAGCGCCTATACCAGCAATTACGGCAACGCTTCCAGCAATAGCGAAAACTTTTGCTAGATCAATATCTTCTTGCTCTCTATTGGGTCTAAATGCTTCTCTTCCTTCTCCCCTTCCAGATGTAATTGGTTCAGATACAGGTGGAATAGGAGATACTGGAGGAGCAGGAGATACTGGTGGGGGAGTAATTTCACCCTCATTGCCTAAAGCAGCTTTTGTCTCCTCTTCCTCAGGGACATTACAAAGATCGTTTAATCCATCAAGTTTGTTCAGAGCACTCTCAAAACTATCTAATCCTCTACCAAATGAGGTTTTAGTAATCAATAATGTAGTTCTTTGGGTTTCTTGCTTTCTTCTACCATCAGCACCGGTGATATTATCTGCTATACCTGCTCCTAAAGTTCCACCTAGGAGACTACCCAAAAGTCCTCCTATGGCAGCACCAGGAATAGCACCAACACCACCAAACAGAGCGCCTATAGCGCCTCCAGCAGCAGCACCTGCCTTCATACCACCCAAACTACCTAACAGTCCTGCCCCCGCTCCTACGCCTGCCTGGAGGTTAGTCTGACCGGATCCCTTACGCATGGCAAAATCAACGCCAGCGAACGCAGCATTAAGTGGACCACCAACTCTAGGCAATCTACCTTTAGGAAGGGCACCAGGACGACGTAGACCACCTGTGGGCACCCTAGAAGACCTAGGAACACCCGTGCCGGGTTTACGAGCACCCATACCAGGTTTACGACCGCGCACCGCACCCACGCCGCCAGCAACTAATGCTGACAGTCCAAACCCACCTAGAAGTGCGTTAGTTTTATTACCCGAGTCTTGTTCTTTCTGCTTTACAGCATCTATAGCAGAACGAAATGTTTTAAATCTTTCTTCTTGATTCTTTTTTCTCTGCTTTAGAATCTTATTACTTTCAATTATCTCAACAGAAGAATTTCTTCTAAAACTAGTAGATAGAACCCTAGAGGATCTTCTTAACTTTAATGCAGATTCTAATAGTTTATTGATCGGTTTCATACAAGCGCCCCATTAACATGAAGTTTTTGAAGAATTCTAGTTTTGTCAGGATATCTTGTATCAATTGTAATTGTTTGTGGAGTCGGTCCAGTTGATGTCAAGAGAGTTTGATTCTGTTGTTGTTGCTCACCACCAGTAGGAAGAGGAACAATGGTTAAATCACCAGTTCTCTTCGTTGGAAGTTCGAGAGAACTCTTTTGAAAAAGCTCTCTTGATTGGGTCTGTGGTGATACCTGAGTTATATCTTGTTTAGTTTCTTGTTGCTGTTGCTGTTGCTGTTGCGTTCTCTGATTATTGTTAGATTGTGTTTCTAGGTTGGTTTGTTCTTGTTTTATTCTGAAATACTCTTGTGCCCTCTCCCTCGGAACCTCAACATGAACATGCTCCATATGGTCTGGGTCTGTGCCAAATATTACTCTATACCCCCTACTTCTCCAGAACTCCGCCACCATATTTCCATTCTGCATGTTGTCAACAGGAATGTCAAATGCTCTATTTTCATGATGTCCAGCACCTTTATGAACCTCAATATCATACCTATCATCATCTGCCATGGGGTTGATGTTATGGTCATTTGCCCCATAAACACCCATCTCTCTGATGTCAAAATGTCTACCGGATGAGTCTGGTGGATCACGACGATCTGCCGATGCACCAAATTGTTCATTTCTAAACTTTCTAAAATCTAGAATATCACTATTGACAATAGACATCCCAGGTCTAGTGCCAGTCCTAGTTGGAATGACGGGGGAAGTGGGCGACGATGTGGACCCGTCAGGTCTTACTGAGTATGATCTATCGGGTCCACCTCTCCTTCTAGGAGCATCACCCTCCGCATCCGTACTCTCACCAGGTCTATTAGATTTCTTTGCTTTGGGGGATTGATTTGCCTCCATTCGCGACAAGATAGCATCAAATCTATTTGACAATTCACCAAATCTCTTTGTATCACTAGGTGTAATAGGGTTTGATCTATCCTGCTTGATTAATTCTTGTCTTTTAGCATCAGCGTTATTTCCCTGTGCCATGCCGACACCAACACCTGCCAGACCCAACAATCCCAGTCCTAATCCAAGTTTTCCACCACCACGAGGCATTGCCATACGACCTCTAGGAGCAGGGACACCACCCTTTTTACCACCTAAAAGTGTTTTTCCTATGACAGCGCCACTAACAATGTTAATAATTTCAGGCAAGAACGACGCTACGGCAGCACCAGCGTTAACTGCTGCGTCACCTGGACGACCTTCCATCAGCGATTTAATCGCTAGTGCACCAGCAAACAAACCAAATTTGGCGCGAATGTCTAAGAATGCACCACGTACACTAACTAAATTATCCTCTTCTTTCTTTAATAGTTTCTTCTCCTCATCACTGACATTTTTCTTCCGACGAGACTGTAATGTCAATCCTTGCTGTATTCCAGCAATACTAGCGTTAGTTTGCTGTATCTCTAAAACTAATTTACCTAATGCTGCCTGTGTTAAAGGATCTGCTTCTGGTGGTTTACCATCCTTATATAATTTGTCATAAGCAGATGCCATTCTCTCAGAAAGTGGGCGAAGTCTAGGACTTTTGTTTGCCACTAGTGCTCCACCCTTATCCGAAGGTGCGGCAGGCGGCAGCATGGGGGTAACAGGACGCTGCATCATGACACGTCTTGTCCCCCCTCCACGGCGAGTGCGAGGCATTCCCATGCCCCGCATGGACATCATTTCTCCGGCACTAGGCATTTTTTGATTGCTCGTATTCTAATCTCTGCTTTTCGAGATAGTTCTTAAGCATACCGATATAAGTCTCACGTTCCCACGGAATCAAAGACTCAATGTCTGACAAATTCCAATTGTGGTATTGTATCAACGAAAAATTCTCCTCCATAAAGTTAGAGATAGTCGTATGATACATCATTATGCGAAAAAATTTGATAGACCTTCAATTACAACTTCACTCTCAACATTTGTCTTAGGATTGACAACTGTTCCACGGTATACCAATCTTGGCATTGTGGAAAAGAACCTTTCAATCTCAGCAAATTGAGATGATGTCATACCCTCAACAAATGCGGTGAGTTCTTTCTTGGTACAGTCTGAGGCAGACCATGCCTCCTCATCATTATAAATGGTGTCTACACAATCAACTACAGCAGAAAATGCTTTGTTGATGGCATCATCATTATTAGTTTGAGAAACTAGAAAATTGTTTTCTACAAACTGTGTCAATGAAGGATACTTCAATGTCATCTTAAGAGTGTTACCCAGGTCAATAACCTCTGGATGATCCTCAGGAACATCCAACACAATTTCAGAAGTGTGAATTTTTAGAGGAACCTGAGTTTCTCCGTCATCTTGACAAGTAATCAATAGTTCTACACTTTCACCTACGGATTTGGCACGAATATTAAGAAATAGATACTCCAAATCAAAACTTGGAAGATCTTCAACTTTAATACCTCTAGACGTGATACACGCCTTCAATACATCTTTCAGTGTATTTTGAATGGTTTTTTCATTTTCACTCTCAAGGGCAATAAGTAGTGCTTTTTCTTCTTTTACAAGAAATGGGCGATACTTAACAGACTTACCTGTAGAAATTAAATTTAATTCAAATGTAGGTGTAGAAACCTTTGGTAATGGCATAGATATTCACTTCAGTGACTGTATTTATTACAATAAAATCAGTCTTTACTTAGTATTCAAAGCAGCAATTGTTTGAATATCCTTTAACCTCAATTCTCCATCAATGAAATTAGCTCTTGACTGTCTATTGATAAAGAATTGATCATACTTGAAAGTTATAGTTGTCTTGATCAATTGAGCATCGCCGTATGCCAAAGGAGCAGAGACTATGTTTGTAGGAAATGCTCTGATCAATCTATATTGAATGTTGGTAGGAATTTGTATCTTATCTTCTCGTTCTTCTTCACTATTAGAGATGGGTGACAATAATTCTTTTCCTTTTATGATATGATCAGTGGCAAAAGCAGTGATTAATATATCACATTTGTAACTATTTGGATACCTCAATTTTTTATATGATGATGTTGTTCTATTAGTGTCAAAAACTGCCCCAAACTGTGTGCTCTCTAAAGATGGTGAAATATACTCCAACCAAGCATTAAAGACATCATTAGTGTAATAATCTTTTTGTGTATAAAATGTCAGATCAATGTCGGGATATTTTCTAAACGTAGCAAAATGTTGAGACACACCTTGCCGCAATCCATCAACAGTTTGGGTGGTAATCTGCGATCCTGGCAAAACTGCCTCAGAACAAAAGAGGGCAAGATATTGTCCCGGATTTAATTTGTCTCTAGCAGAGTAAAGACCATGAGCATTGACATACTCCAATAAATCACCTACAAATTTTATATTAACGTCATAAGTGTTATTGAATGCCGGAACCGTATTTCTAAAAGCACCTAGAGTATAAAGTTCTTCGGTCTTGAGGTACAATCTTTTTAATTCCTCTGACATATTACTCTAAATAGAGGATGATTTAATATACTATGTATGTCGTATAAGGGGAAGTTCAAACCATCTCACCCCCAAAAATACAAAGGTGATCCCACAAATATTGTTTATCGGTCACTGTGGGAGTTGAAATTTATGAGGTATTGTGATATTAATCAAAGAGTTCTTAAGTGGTCCTCTGAGGAGATTGTAATTCCATACAAGTCTCCCATAGATAATAAGTATCACCGATATTTTCCAGACTTTTATGTCAAGTATGTCAAAACAAACGGGCAGGTGAAGGAAAGTTTGGTAGAAATAAAACCAGCAAAACAGGTAAAAGAACCAAGAAAACAGAAAAAGAGGACCAAGCAATACGTTGCTGAGGTTTACGAATACGCCAAAAATCAGGCAAAGTGGGAAGCAGCAAAGAATTTCTGCGACGATAGATTATGGGAGTTTCAGATTTTTACTGAGAAGGAACTTGGAATTTAAGTCACAATTACCCAAATCTAAAGTTGTGACCGATCTTACGATCGGCAACCTTGTGATGTTTAGATATAATGCCAAAACTGCTAGAGATTTACCCTTCTACGACAGAAGTCCCCTTGTCCTGGTCGTCGCTGAGGAGAACGAGATCTTCTACGGCACCAATATCCATTACTACAAACCAAAGGAGCGTGTAGGAATTGTAGAATATCTCCGGGAGGATATCCAAAGCGGCGGAGAAGATTACATGGGATTCCTTTTCGGGTCGGCGGGGTTCCATAAATACTTGAAATCTTACGTTAGAAGTTTGTTTTTAGAAGTGGCAGCAGAAGAATGGGGCAAAGCATCACTGCTGCCTGCTGAAGAATTTGTACGTAATCTTGGTGGTGTTGAAGTTCCTATTAGTGGAAGGAGTGTTTACTGATGGCGAAGAAGCAAAACACACCAAAATCAGCACTTCCTGGAAAAGGTCGAGGAACAACGGCTCAAAGTTTGAGTTTTCAAACACCCCTTTATCCAGGCAAACATTTTAGAATTACCTATAGCATAGACGTAGCAAATAGTGATTTTTTACTAGCTAGTAAAATTACTTGGTTTAATGACGCCGGATTTTCAGGTCCAACAGATTACACTGAACCAGGCAGGGATGATTTTGATGCTATCATGGCATCCCCCGAAGCTAAGAACGCACTTTTTACCTCACAACTTCGAGTAAAACAATTACTTGATAAAGAGGGTAGTAAAGCCGATAAAGATGCCGCTCTTGCCGCCGCCGTGAAATCCCAACAAGACACGCAGTGGAAAGCAATAAATGATTACAAAGGTCCCGTAATCACTCCATCTAATGCTTCTACACTTGTACCGTCAATTCAACCCACACCTAATTACACTACAACAGGTTCAGTAGCGGCAGGTGTTTCTCCTGCTCCACTTGCTCAAATTGGAATTGACAGTGGAGAAGAATTCATAGCATCTATTACTGGGCAATCTAACGTACCCCTTAGTCTCAAATATCCCCTAGATGCTAATTATGGTGGAAGAGACACCGAGTCTG